TGGAGTGGAACCAGATTTAATTAATAGTTCTCCTCCTGATTGTGTTAAGCTACCAAAAGTAGTTCCTGCATCTTTTAAGAATACATCCGCACCATCTGCATCCAGTATGATATCACCGGATGAATCCAATGTAATATCTGTTCCATCATTTGTAATAGTATCTAGGGCAATGCTTCCAATATTTGTAATATTAGAATCACTGAAGTCCAAAGTTCCTGTTACATCAAAGTTTCCGCCTACACTTAAATCTCCAGTTATAGTTGCATTATCCGCTATTGTTGTTTCAGAAGTTGTATGTCCTATAGTTACAGCAATGCCACTTGTTTCAGTCGCTACCTTTAAAGCACCTACTGCATTTGTAATATAAGAATTAGACCCGTCATGATATAAAGTTAAATCCTGACTGTCACCAATCTTTAATGGAGTATCATCTGTTAATAGTAATGAATCTGCTGACTCATCCCATAAAAGATAACTTCCTGAAGCAGCACCAAAAAACTTTACATCATATCCTGCATCATCAACTCCAACTGTAAGTGTTCCTAATTGTACAACACCATCTGCTGAAGTATCCCACAGCCAGTATCTACTAGCTGTATCACCAAAAAACTTTACATCATGTCCTGCGTCATCCACACCAACATTAATGACATCAGTAAATTTAAATAAATCCTCATCTTCCATCCATGTTAGTACACCACTATTTGTATTGGCACTAAAGGTAACAACAATATCAGTATCCGCACCTGTACCAAAACTTATCGCATTACTGTAAAGTGTTGATAAAGGTCCGCCATCTCCGGTTGTTGAACCATCATGAGTATGACCTGTTGAGACATGAAATGCCGCTAATAATTGGTCATATTCATTATTCAGTAATGCTGCGGTAATCGTATCGCCATCTGAAAATGAACTCTGTCTAGTATAAACTGCCATAATAAATTATATTCTTCCTCCGGGTATAAAGTCTACATAAAAACCTGATACAGTATAAGGTGAAGCTGTACCATTACTTCTCATTTTAAAATTACTTGTAAACCCACTTCCTGTTAATATTGATTTTTGTTGTGGAAATAATGTTGCTCCAAAAATCGCTGTTCCAAATACTGCTGTTCCAAATACTGCCGGGTTAGCTAAAGAACCAATACTTATTTCATCAGGTTGTGGAATATTATTATCTTCAAAATCATATCTGCATAAGACTTTTAAATTATCGTTTGTTCCTTCTGCTCTGATACTTGTCTTAATATAATACAAAGTCTTTCGAACACCTGAATCACCATAATCTAAATCGGGTGTCTTATAAATTGCCGCAACATTATCTCCACCAAAATCATCTCCTGAATCATGTGTATAAACATAACCATCATCTGATGCATGATATAAAACCTCTGAATCATTCTCATCCGTACCAGAATGTATTCTTCGAGCAGGGATTCCTTTTGTTTCACTCCACTCATACACAGCCGCACCAGTAGAAGAAATTTTAAATGTTCCTATAATTCCTAATTGAACACTATTTGCTTTAGATGAATTATAATAAAATAATCTGTATTGACTTTTTTCTCGTATAACCAGACTTGAAAAAGTAATTGTAGAAAGATAAGGTAAAATATTATCTCTGAATATTGGTAGAATTTTTCTACTGATAGAACTCAGTTCTATATCATCAATACGAGCTGTACCTGCAATTGTTCTTAAACCATCCGGTGCAAGAAAAATTAAGTCACCACCTATTTCTTGAACTGTATTACCATCCAATGTTCCAATATTTTTTGTAACGGAAGATAATACTACTGTACTATCTAAACCTGATAACTGATAAATACTATCCTTGCAAAATATAATTAATTTATCTCGAAAAGATTTTATTGCTCGTATCTGGTCTCCAACATCTATTGTTCCTGCACTTGCCCCGGTGAAATCTTCCGGTATTAATCTTGTACTGTATGCAATAACTTGTGGATTATCTGACTGTCCTGCAACAATTAATCGTTCTGAAAAAATTGTACAAAGTGATGGGTCTGATGGAGCTGACCTTGCTTCAATTTCCTTGAATGCATAAGTATACACACCAGATGCAATTGTTATCTTTAATTGTCCAATTTCATTTGTTCCATCCGTAATGAATAATTCTCCATATTGAGCTTCTCCTTCATACAGGGCAAATTGACAATTACTTTGACTTGTTCTTGCAACTGAGGATGCACTTGATAATTGTGCGGCAGTAGCTCCATTCTTATAAATAGTTTGACTTGAAGCTGTCGCTGCATAATTTTCATCCGCAGTCATTGATGTATTACTTGCTATTGCGGTAATATTATATTCTTCATCATTAACTCTTATATCATCACCAACAGAAAACTCTGAACTAAAAGATGTACCTGTTCCCGTTATTGTTGCTGAACCTGACGATACTGCAACTGTTCCTGTCTTGGCAATATAAGTATCTTTATTAACCTGTGACCATGTTGTGCCATCCGTGCTATAATAAATATGAGAACCTTGACACGCCACCACACCTTTTGCATATCGAAAAATACCTTCTATATCATCTGCACTACCATTTGGTTGATTGCTACCAAATTTTGCAAAGCCATTTATTCTTCGATATCCACCATGAATAGAGGATTCAAAATTCTGTAATTGTGTTGCGACACCGGGAGTTCGAAACAAGGTATGAGTTGTTCCTGTTTTATCTAATCCACCTTCGCATATAACTGATACGCCTTGTTCTGCCATCTCTTAAACTATTGCTATTCTGTCATCCGTCATGCTATCAGGAAATGGTTCAATTAATTGTTCCCTCATAGTTCGTAAACCTTTTTTATATTCTGCATCTGCCAATTGAGCTTGGGAAATATTATCTTTAAACTGATGCATATAATATCTTGCTCTTGCTAAAAGAACTGTTGAATATTGTTTTGGAAATACAACTGTATCTCCTTGACCTGATAATTCTGTTGGTTGACTGTAAGCAAAAAAGTAAATAGAATAAACTCCATCCGGAATCGGTGACAGTCCGAACTTATCATTCTTCGGACTACGAATTATTCGTTGTGGTATTCCATAACTTTGTGCATCACTTTTATCAGATGCTTCAGAAATTGCAAAATGTTTATTCCAGTATTCAATTGTTACCGGATAAAGTTTTCGTATTTCATATGGTGCTGATTTTCCACTTACTCCTTCTTCCGTCAGAGTAATATTATCATAATCAACATGAGAATACCAAGTAGTAACATTACTTGTTCCACTAAGAAAATTATACCATCTTGTTCCGGAAACTGTATCAATGGTAGTGTTTCCATAATAATTATTTGCTGGGTCTCCCAGAGCTAAAAAACTCCATTTATCTTCCGCATTGCATATGTCAAAATATGCCCTGTTGATTTGGTCTTTAACTAATTTTTGTATGCCTTTGGCACTACCAGCAAAACTTGCAGAAGTTAATTCAACTTCATTCAGTTCTCTAAGAATTGTATTTGTTAAATCCAGATATGTACGGAACGGAGCTGCCATTTAAAATTCTCTTTTTTTTTAATTAGCTGAACCAGCAGTCTTAACATTTGGTACAGGATTTTCCGCATACATTTTAGTGTCACCCGGAGTTCCCATGTCAGCTTTATCACAAGCTCTTCTTAAATCCGCTTTGTAATAAGCTCTGGGATATTTATCTTTTCCGTGGTCTACGGATGCCACATTATTTCCTTCCATCACACTTGGTTGATGTCTGGTAATTACATCCTCTGCACTTAATCCCTTTTTTACATTTGGCATTTTGTTTTTCCCTTTGATTTATATTGTAGAAAGGGGCGAACCTTAATCCGCCCCCTTTAGTTAGTTATTAGTCAATTATGTAGAACGCTGCTGCAAGAGCATTGTCTCTAAGAACTTGTCTTCCATAAACATGAAGTCCTCGAACAATGTCACCAAAAGTGGCATGGTCTCTAAGAGTTTCAATGTTAAGAATAGACTGTGCAGTTGCTGTAGAAGAAAT